TTTCTGAAACAACTAGACAAACAACATCAACAGGTTGGGAAGCTATCGATCAACTAATGGACGGAGGCTTAGGGCCCGGTGAGTTAGGTGTATTTGTTGCTCCTGCCGGTATTGGTAAGTCCTGGGGATTAGTTAATGCAGCTGCAAATGCTGTTAAGGATGGTAAAACTGTTGTTCACTATACTCTAGAGTTAAACGGTGCTTACGTTGGATTGAGATTTGATTCTGTATTTACAGGTATAGCAGCTCAAAATCTTAAATTTTATCAAGATGATATTAAAGAGAAGGTTGCAGAATTAAAAGGTGATTTGGTTATAAAATATTTTCCTACTAAAACTGCAACAGTAAATTCTCTTAAAGCGCATCTTGATAGATGTATTATGTTAAGTAAAAAACCTGATTTAGTTATAGTTGATTACGCTGATTTACTACGTGGAACAGGTAAAGAGATACGTCATGAATTAGGTAATATCTATGAAGATCTGAGAGGTATGGCTGGTGAGTATGAAATACCTATTTGGACAGCATCACAAGCAAATAGATCAGCACTTGATGATGATGTTATTGGTGCCGAAAAAATTGCTGAGTCATACTCTAAAATAATGACAGCTGACTTCGTTATATCATTATCAAGAAAAATTGAAGACAAAATAGCTGGTACAGGAAGGTTTCATGTTATTAAAAATAGATTTGGCCCTGATGGCATTACCTTTCCTAGTAAAATGAATATGTCAAATGGTCAAATTAACATTTATGAACAAACATCAGTACAGGGTAAATCAACTCAAGGTCAAATGGATCAAGGATCTGAAGCAATGAGAAAACGACTTGCAACAAAATATAAAGAGGTTCAACCTCCTGAAGAAAAATCAAAAGATCCATTTGAGAATTTACAGTGATATATGTATATACTGATAATTATTATTACACTAAAAATTTAACAACAAAAAAATAAAGGAAAGCAATGGAAGTATCGAATCAGATCCTATCAGACATTACAGTCTATATGAAATACGCAAAATATATTCCCGAACTATCAAGACGTGAAACATGGGAAGAGTTAGTAACACGAAATAAAAATATGCATATTAAACAGTATCCAAATTTAAAGGATGAAATTAATAAAGTATATAAAATGGTTTACGACAAAAAGATACTTCCATCTATGAGATCAATGCAGTTCGGTGGTAAACCAATTGAAGTAGCACCTAACAGAATTTATAACTGTGCATTTATGCCTATTAGTCATATTGATTCATTTGCAGAGTGTATGTTTTTACTACTAGGTGGTACTGGTGTAGGATTTTCAGTTCAGCAACATCACGTTGATGAATTACCACCAATACAACAACCTTATCCAAAAAGAACGCGAAGATTTTTAATCGGCGATTCAATAGAAGGTTGGGCAGATGCTATAAAAGTGTTAATGAAGACATATATGAATGGTGGTGGTAGTAGAATAGAATTCGATTATTCTGATATACGTCCTAAAGGTGCTATGTTAGTTACATCAGGGGGTAAAGCTCCAGGACCTCAACCTTTGAAAGAGTGTTTATTAAAAATCGAAGGAATGTTACGTGAAAAAGAAAATGGTACAAAACTTACTACACTTGAAGCGCATGATATTATCTGCCATATCGCTGATGCCGTTTTGGCTGGGGGCATTCGTCGCGCTGCTCTTATATCACTTTTTAATGCTGATGATGATGAAATGATATCATGTAAAGCAGGTAATTGGTGGGAAACAAACCCACAAAGAGGTAGAGCTAATAATTCAGCAGTACTTATGCGTCACAAAATTACAAAGCAATTTTTTATGGATTTATGGAAGAGAGTAGAGCTATCTGGTGCAGGTGAACCTGGTATATATTTCTCTAATGATAAAGATTGGGGAACTAATCCATGTTGTGAAATAGCATTAAGACCATTTCAATTTTGTAATTTATGTGAAGTAAATGTATCAAATATCGAATCTCAAGACGATTTAAATAAAAGAGTTAGAGCTGCAGCATTTATTGGTACACTACAAGCAGGGTATACTAAATTTCATTACCTTCGTCCTGTGTGGCAAGAGACAACTGAAAAAGATGCATTAATAGGTGTTTCAATGACAGGTATTGGCTCTGGGGTTGTTTTAGGTTATAATATGTCTGAAGCAGCAGATATTGTAAAGCAAGAAAATGAAAGAGTAGCTAAAATTATTGGCATTAATAAATCTGCAAGATGCACAACTGTAAAACCTGCTGGAA